GCCGGCGTCAGGCTTTTACTTTTTTGGCACAAACCATGAGGCAATTAAGGGTGAGCGGCGCCTGATTATTGCTGAGGGCGTCGCCACTGGCGCTAGCTTATATAAGGCGACTGGCGTGCCGGTTGCGGTTCTCTGGTCGGCTAACTTTGCACTGAAAAGCTGTCAGGCGCTGCGCGAGGTAACCGACGCGCAGTTTTTGGTGTGTTTGGATAATGACGAAAACAGTGTCGGCCAGACGGCGGCGCAAAAGATTGTCGAGGAGATACCCAATTGCAAAAACCGCGTGCCGAGCTTTGCTGGGCTTGACTATAACGACGTCGAGCGAGAGCACGGCCCGCAAGTCATACGCCGCGAGGTATTAAAAGAGACATTCGGCTTGCGTGGCCGGTCGGTGCGTATGTTCCAAGAGCAGCCCAAGCCGCGCGACTGGGCAATTGAAAACTTTGTTGAGACTGGCAAGGCTGGCATCATGGCTGGCGTTGGCGGTATCGGTAAGTCGATGGAGGCGCTACGCCTGTCGCTGATGATAGCTGAGGGCGAGGGCGAATGGCTGGGGCACTCAATCGCGCGCTCCGGCAATGTGGTCTATATCAGCGCTGAGGATGATGAGCAGGAAATGCACCGCCGCGTGCATGCTATTGACCCGACCAATAAGCGCGCAGATTTCTTGCACGACGTGTATTTTGTCACCGTGCCGGAGCTGGGGAGGCCGATAAGCTTCCTAGAGGGCGACAAGGCCGGTTATGCATTAACCAGCGCCGCGCAAGACTTGGAAGACGAGCTGGCGACAGTTGAAGACTTGGAGATGGTTATAATCGACCCCGTCCAGGCTTTTGTTAATGCGCCCATATCCAGTGACAATGAGGCCGCGCAAATCTATGCGACGTGGGCCAGCGGCATTGCCAGCCGGCTGGGTTGTGTCGTCATGAGTGTGCATCACATGTCCAAGGTCGCCTTGACGGGCGTTGAGAGCGCCACAGAGGCGCGTGCAGCCATTCGCGGCGCTACTAGTATAGTAGACGGCCACCGCTTCGCTATAGCCCTCTGGAACGCCTCCACGGCTAAGGTGGCAGACTGCTGCACGCAGTATGGATTATTTCCGCCAGACCCTAACCGGGTGGCACATGTTGCTATGGTGAAAAGTAATAGCGGCGAAGTTGACCGCACGGTTAAGACCGTGTTTCGCCGAGACGCCGTGTTTGAGGTGGTGGTCGACAATACGATTGAGCCAAGCGAGCCGGCAGATGACGGCACTTGGACGAGATAACCTGTCACATCCTTTGACATATACCTGTCAAGGGATGTGACATGTCATGTCAAGGGATGTGACATAACCTGTCACATCTACAGACATATCATGTCCATAGATGTGACATGACATGTCAACGGATGTGACACAATCATAATAGATATAGTACTATGTACTATATCCTACTAAGGCCGTCGCCGCTGATGCAGCTCCGGCCATAAAACCGGAGGCTGCGCTTGCGCGCGCAGCGCGCTAGCACAGTAAGGAATGGCGGATGAGCAGGAAGATATTCAAGACCGACGGCACGCCGCTGACGATGTATTACACATTGGAGTTGTCTGAACTCTATTGCAGTGCTTGCGGCATGTCTTGGATGTTGATGTCATCTCAACAAAAGGAATTGCAGGTGCAGTGTCCGGGCTGTGACCGGGTGGAGAAACCGATAGAGATGGAGATTGTGGACGATGACTTATTCCATTAGGCAGGCGTCACAGAAGACGCACAGACACCGCAGCGACCCGTGGTTTGTGGACGGCGTGCCGGATGAGGGGCACGGGCTCATCGACCGCGAGACGTGGGCAAAATCAGACCCGCGTGAGGTAAAGGCCGCCGCGTGGCGCTGGTATAAGCTGCAAATCAGAAGGCAGGATTTAAATGCCGCCGACAAGCTGGTGCTGTGGGCGCTGGTCGACACGCTGAATAGTAAGAGCGGCGCCAGCTTTGTAACTCAGGCCGGCATAGCGGACATGATGGGGCTTGCCCGGCAGACAGTAAACCGCAGCATGAATGACTTGCTGGTCAAAAACGTCATCTGGTCTTTTGTTGACGGCATGCCGCCAGCACCGCCCAGCGAGATGCACACGCTGATGGTTAACAATCTCAGCAAGCCGGAGCTAAGACAAAAGCGGCGACATCACGTTTTGGTGGGGATGCATTGGGTATTAAAAGGTGTTTAGTTGCAAGCAGTGTTGTGATATTCTCAATGCACGGCGTTTTTTATGAGTGCCGTGCTGGTAACGTGGTGGCTGATGTACTCGGCTAACGGCTCGGATTTAATACGATATGACGGGCCGTATAAAAGCCGAGGGGATTGCTACCTTGCTCGGCGGGCGTTGCCAGACAGTCATGAGCCGCTGGGCTGCTGGGATGAGACAAATGTTAATAGACTTGTCACACCAGAACGAGGGCGATGGTCGGGGATTTCAGCCGGTCGAGCCTTGCGACGCAGCGACAAACGGCTGGGACAAACACTTTCGCGCCCAGCGCCGTTGGGAGTGGCTACGCAATCTGGTGAAGAGGCTTTTAGGCTAAATGAGTGATAAAACAGGAGGGAAACCCGCACCCAAAAAGCGGGGGCCGAAGCCAATTAAGATTGATTTAGAGCAGGTCGAGCGGCTGGCCTCGCGAGGCCTTGGCCCGACGCAAATCGCCCGTTCTCTGGGCATTTCTTGGTCTACGCTTGACCGAAACCGCAAGAAAAGAGCGGAACTAGATGACATCATAAAAAAGGGACAGGCTCGCGGCGTGCAAATGGTCACCGACGCGCTGATGGAGAGCGCCACGTCCGGCAACGTCACAGCCCAGATTTTCTATTTAAAGAACCGCGACACCGACAATTGGAAAGACCGGCACGACGTGCAGGTCGGCGGCACCGTATCAATCAGCGACGCATTAACCGCTGCGCGCGGCCGGGCTTTACCCCAGGCTTACCCAGCGGCCAAGACCATTGAGCATGAGCCGGCCGAGACTGGCAGAAACGCTAATAAAAATGACGAGGATGATGATGCATAGCAACTGATTGCATAACAGATGCTGGCCGGCACTCCCGCTTTCTCCCCTAGTGCGGTAGAGCGCCGGTCGGCGGGGCTGGGTATGGTCAGCGACCCCTCCTGCGCGACCCCCCCCGGCCCCGCCCCCTACCGGGGGGTGCGTGTGCGTGACTATAGGGAAAATTTTTTGTGAGGTTTTCGTGAAGTACTCCCCCCAGCAAGAGCAAGAGCTTATGACCGAGGTCTGGTCGCCGGCCATTGCCAATAACCCCCTCGCCTTCGTGCGCTTCGCCTATCCTTGGAACCAAGAGGGCACGCCGCTAGAGGGTCAAAAGGGCCCCCGCAAGTGGCAGGCTGAAATTTTAGAGAGCATCGGCACGCATATCGCTCGGAATGAGCGCTTAGACATGCCTGAGATGTTCCGGCAGGCTGTCGCATCCGGGCGCGGCATCGGCAAGTCTGCCTTGGTGGCCTGGCTAGTGCATTGGATGCTATCCACCCGCCTCGGTGGTACCACTATTGTCACCGCCAACACTGAGCAGCAGCTTCGCTCGCGTACATGGCCGGAGATAGGCAAGTGGCTGACGCTGAGCATTAACGGCCACTGGTTCGACCGGACGGCCACCGCCATCAAGCCCGCCCCTTGGTTCCAATCCGCGCTTGAGCGCGATTTGAACATAGACTGCGGCTATTATTACGCGCAGTCGCAACTGTGGAGCGAGGAAAACCCAGACGCATTTGCCGGCATCCACTCAACTGCTGGCGTGCAGTTGATTATGGATGAGGCGAGCGGTATTCCAGACGCGATTTACACGGTGTCTGAGGGCTTCTTTACCGAGCCGACCAAAAACCGCTTCTGGTTTTCATTTTCTAACCCGCGCCGCAATTCTGGGCCATTTTTTGAGAGCTTCCACTCGGCTGCCGCGTTTTGGAACACCCGGCAAATAGACAGCCGCGATGTTGAGGGCACTGACAAGGCGGTATTTGAGAACATGATTGAGCAGTATGGCGTCGACAGCGCGACGGTGCGCGTTGAGGTCATGGGGCAGTTTCCGCGAACTGATGACGCGACTGTTATTACGCCGGAGCTTGTGCGCAGCGCAATGAGCCGAGACGTGGCGCTTGCCGCCAGTGAGCCGATTATTTGGGGCTTGGATGTGGCGCGTCAGGGTTCGGACAAGTCGGCGCTGGCAAAACGCCAAGGCAATACGGTGCTTGAGGTTAAGACGTTTGGCGACATGGATTTGATGGAATTGTGCGGCGCAATCCAGGTTGAGTATGATGCGTGTTCGGCTATGAGCCGCCCAGATGAGGTCTGCATTGACGTCATCGGACTGGGGGCTGGCGTATATGACCGGCTGCGCGAGCTCGGCGAGGTGCCGGTGGTTGGCGTAAATGTTGCCGAGGCGGCGTCGGTTAAGGGCACCTACTTAAATTTGCGCGCTGAATTGTGGTTTGCCATACGCGACTGGCTCATGCGCCGCGACTGCCGGATGCCGCAGGATGAGCAATTGTATGCGGAGCTAATCGCACCGCAATATGACTTTAACAGTGCCGGCAAGATACGGCTGGAGAGCAAAGAAAAGATGCGCCGCCGGGGCGTGAAGTCGCCTGACCGGGCGGATGCGCTGGCGCTGACATTTGCGTCGGCCGGCGCGGTATTTAGTGGCACGGGCGCTGGCGGCTGGTCGGGCAAGGTAGAAAGCAAGGTGCCGCGATGGATATAGATGGAGCGAATGACCCAGCCTTTGACGGCATGAACGAATTTTTGGCTGACCAGATTGATGGCGGCGTGACGTGGGACGAGCTCATGGTGCTGATGCTGTTGGGTTCGGCGATTTGTGCGTCAAATGCCGGCCTGTCGCCTGACGATTATATGGGCGTTGTGCGCAGCGTGCGCGTGACTGATGACGGCGTGTTTGGCGACGCATAAAAAAGCGCCACCCCGAAGGGTGGCGCCCACGACTGCGTTCTTGTCAAAGAGGGAGAGTTTAAGCAGCCGTGTTTATTTTGTGATTATCTCAACACCCTACCCGTCAAAAAACATTTTATGGCTGACGAATTGCACCGGCGCGGTAAAGTCGCGCTTGTAGGTGTCGTTGCGCAAAAACAACTTGCCGGTGTCATGTGAGACGCAAGTCACGCGCGCATACATGATGCCGTCAAGCTTTTCATCGCCCAGCGCGAGTGTCGACAATGCGATAACGTCGCCAGGTTGGAAGTCGTCCAACGTATAGCTGGAGCGTGTTCTAGCTGCGATATTCATAAAATTCTCCTTTATCGGTTTCGCATTTAGTGCGGCAAACCCAGCGGCCTTTGATAAGGCGCGGCCGGTCAACCCGCCCATTTTTGTTGCCGTGCTTTTCGCACCACCGGTCGACAGCCTCGTCGAGGTCGCGGCGCGTTTCGGCGCGGATTTCAAAGTGCTGCCAGCCGTCGATGACGCTGCCAAAGAGCAGAGTGCTTGCGACATATTTTTGGCGCGTAAGAAAGCGCCACAAATAGACAGGCAAGTCGTTGGCGAATACCGACGCGCGCTCGCGCCAGCCCTCGTCGAATAGTGTTGCGGTATTATCCATAAGCGTCCCACTCCTCTTCGTCGGTTAGGCCGTGCGGCGGGTCGATGCGGCGCCGCTTATAGTCGGCGACGCTGCCGTGTTTTTCGAGGTCGATGATATGCACGACGCCGTCAATCATCTCGAACACAACGTCGTTGGCTTCATCAATTGGTGGCTTGTTTTTGTCGTCAATGCTCATTGGCTTTGCTCCTTCTCCAGGTGTTTTATGATTTCAACAATGCGGTCACGGGCTGACATTTCTGTCTTGGCCTCGTCGACGAATTTGGATTGAGCCCCCGGCATCACATCAAGCTGATGCCGGAGGTCATAGGCGAGTTGCAGGGCCGGGCTCATATCAGCGCCCCCCACTGGTCGGCCATCGCGTTAGCGACACCCTCGAAAAAGCGCGAGCGCAGTTTCCAGCGGTCAGGCCCTGGCGAGGCGTGGTGTATGTCTTGCCGCGCGGTGGTGCCGTCAAGCGTGCCGGTCGGCTCCAGCTTGGGCAGGTTGCGCAGCCATAGGCAGGTGCGCTTTTTGTTATTGTCCCAACTGTCCGGGTCGGTGCCGAACTGCCAGGGCTGAAATGATTGCGCCATCGGTTCGAAGTTGACGATGCGCTCTTTGGCGTATTTATGCATGACCGGGTTTTCGACAGCGACGCGCGGAATGTCCGCGTTCCACAAATCCGAGAACAGGGCGCAGCCCTCGTCGAGCTCGGCCCACATCTGCTCTTTGGTTTTACCGGGCGGCGGATTGTGCAACCAGGTGACGCCGGAATTGCAGAGCCGGGTGCATGGCGGGTGGGCGACGAACAGCATGTCCCAATCGTCCATGCCAAGCACGTCGCGAATGTCGGCCTGGATGTGCCGGTTGGTCGGCGACGCGGCCGGCAGAATATCGCATGACCAGGCGTCGTGCCCGCGACGCAAAAACGCATCGCGGACTACGCCAGACTGCTCGCAGCCAATGAGTACCTTAGCCATTATGCAGCCTCACTGCGTGCAGCTTGGAACTTACGCTCGCGTTGGCGATACACGTCACGCTGCTCTAGCAGCCTATAAGAACGGTTGTCTAAGTTCCTATCGACTTTGTAAGAAATGCCTCGGCTAGTAAGCTCGCGCTGCGCTTCGAGAAGTGCGGCATATAAGCCGGCAGCTTCATCAAGCCTTTTCTGGATAACCTCTGATTGCTCAGCTACCCAAGTAAGGTTTCCACCATTGTGCAGTTTATCCGCGAGGTTCAGGCTCATGGTCTTTGCGACATTTAAATGCATGTCAACAGTTGAGCGCCATTCGGTCACGCGGCGGGTCAGATAAATATCTGCGTGGTCTTTAAAGTGTGTCATATCAAACTCTCCTTTTCTCTTTGACCCTTATTTTATAGCGCACTATTGCGATATTCACAACACCTAATACGCCCTTTTATGTCTTTTTTTTACCCAGTAAAACCCGCATAAACCCTAGCTTTATTGGGGTATTGCGCATTGAGAAAGGCTGATTTTCACTGTATAATCGTTGTCGGTATACCAACAACCCGAATTGGGCACAGACATGCATGACGACAACAACCCGGCTGACGAGCCGGAGGTCGACCTGACCGAACTCAGCGCAGTAATACAATCAGAGTTTGATGACGCTGAAGACTTCATCGACAGCTTGGGCCATGAGCGCGCCGAGGCAACCGAATACTATAAGGGCACGATGCCCGAAGAGGTTGTCGAGGGCCATTCGCGATTTGTAAGCACCGACGTGCGCGACGCAGTCAATTTTATGATGCCGTCACTCATGCGCATCTTCTTCGGCCACAACCGCGTCTGCGAGTTTGTGCCTAACGGGCCCGAAGACATCCCCGTCGCCCAGCAGCAGACCGAATACATTAACCACCTCATCCAAAAAAATAATGGCTATCAAGTTATTCACGCAGCCTTGAAGGATGCACTCATCCGCAAGGCCGGATATGTGAAGGCGTACTTTGCTGATGAGTATGAGGTGACGACGCACGAATACACCGACCTCGACGAGCAGCAGGTCATGGCTCTGCAAATGGATGCCGACAATGAAATTATGGAGCGCGTCGACAGGGTCGAGGCCGTGCAAGCCGTCAACCCGGAGACTGGCGAGACAGTCGAGGAAGACATTACCGTCGGCATTGACGTGACCGTGCGCCGCTCGCGCAGCAAAGACCAAATCGTTATCGAGGCGCTGCCGCCGGAAGAGGTTTTGATTTCCCGCAATGCGCGCGACATGGAGACGGCGTCTTATGTTGCCCACCGGTCGACAAAGACAGTCAACGAGCTTGTCGCTATGGGCTATGACTATGACGAGATTATCGACTATGCCGGCATCAGCGACGAGCTCTCAACAGACAGCAACCGCGAGCGCCTGAGCCGCAACCCGCTGGAAGATATTACCTATAATGACCGCCCCGACGAGCTCGCCCAAAACGTATATTATGTTGAGCACTTCCTACGCTATGACATGGACGGCGACGGCTATGCTGAGCGCCTGCGCGTCTGCACAATCGGCACCGCCCACAATGTGGTCAATATCGAGGCGTGGGACGACTTGCCGATTGTTATGTTTAGCTCCGACCCGGAGCCGCACACCGCAATCGGCGGCTGCATTGCCGACTATGTAAAGCCGCTGCAATTGGCGAAAAGCCAAATCATCCGCGACACGCTGGACAGCCTCGGACACTCAGTGTTTCCGCGCTACGGCGTAGTCGAGGGGCAAGTCAATATGGACGACGTGCTTAACACAGACGTCGGCCAGCCTATCCGCATGCGCCAGCCCGGCGCCGTGCAGCCGTTTACTGTCCCATTTGTTGGTCAGGCCGCCTTCCCCGTTATCGACTATCTCGACCAATTGCGCGAAGACCGCACCGGCGTCAGCAAGGCCAGCGTCGGCCTCAACGCCGAGAGCATGCAAAGCACGACGGCGGCAGCAATCACAAACACCATCAGCAATGCGCAGGGCCGCGTTGAGGTGACCGCCCGCAACTTGGCTGAGACTGGCTTCAAGGCGCTCTTCCGCCTAGTAAACCGTCTGGCTATCAAACACATGGACAGGGGCGACGTGTTCCGGCTGCGCAATGAGTTTGTGCCAGTCGACCCGCGCCTGTGGGACAACGACAAAGACCTGATTGTAAATGTCGCCCTCGCCGGCTCTAGCGACGCCGAGAAGGTTGGCTTCCTGACAATGCTGTCGAGCAAACAGGAAATGGTCATGCAGCAGATGGGCTTGGATAATCCGCTCGTCACGCCGCAGCAATATGCCAACACGCTGGCGCGCATTGTCGAGCTGTCCGGCTTCAAAGATGTCGACACATTTATGAACACGCAGATGCCGCCGTCTGAGGCATTTGCTGAGCCGGAACAGGCGCCGCTGCCTGACCCAGCGATGATAGTCGCGCAAGCCGAAATTGAGAAGACGCGCGCCGACAACCAACTGGCACGCGAGAAAATGTTCATTGAGGACGACCGCAAGCGCGACGAGCTTGAGGCCGAAACCATGCTCAAGATTGCTGAGTTGCAAGCCCGATATGGCGCGCAAATCAATGTCGCCGAAGTTAAGTCGATACTTGAGCGCGACAAGGAAGCAATCAGACAGGCTGCCAAGCTGCAAGCGGTTCAAGGATATGCCCAGTAAGCGAAACTACAAACGCGAATACGCAAAGTTTCAGTCGTCGACCAAGGCGAAGAAAGACAGGGCAAGCCGGAACGCGGCGCGGCGCAAATTGGCGAAGGCCGGCCGAGTGCGCAAGGGCGATAAGCGCGACGTCGACCACCGGGATGGTAACCCGCGAAACAATGCACGCAAAAATCTGCGTGTTGTTTCGCGCTCGAAAAACAGGGCGAAGAAGTGAGCAAGGACAGCAGACTAAAGCGCGCAAAAGTTAGTGGCTACAACAAGCCGCGCCGCACGCCCAGCCACCCAAACAAGTCGCACATTGTAGTGGCTAAGCAAGGCGAAAAGGTTAAGACCATCCGCTTTGGTCAGCAGGGCGCGAAGACAGCCGGCAAGCCTAAGAAGAGCGAAAGCCAGGCGATGAAGGATAAGCGGCGCAGCTTTAAGGCGCGCCACGCAAAGAATATCGCGAAGGGCAAGATGTCTGCCGCGTATTGGGCTGACAAGGTGAAGTGGTCGTGAGTGTGTCGCCTGAGCAGCAAGAGATTATCAATCGCGCAGTCGCCGCTATTCGCGAGCACACCCGCGAACTGCAAAAGCCAATGAAGCACACGATTGCAAAGCGCAAGAAACTTGAGAAAGGCAAACGCCGATGAGCTTATATAAAAACATTCAAAAGAAGCGGGCAAGAATTAAGGCCGGCTCCAAAGAGCGCATGCGCAAGCCCGGCACTAAGGGCGCGCCAACTGCCAAGGCATTTAAGGCGGCAGCCAAAACAGCAAAACGAAAAACGAAGGGCAAGAAGCGTGGCTAATGTTTACGGGCAAACTGTTGGCGGCCTCTTAGGTCAGGCGGCTAGAGACGCATACGACGCCGTATATGGCGTCGGCTCATATATAGGCAGCAACCCACAGACGGCTGGCCTGCTTGCCGGTCAGCTTGCGCCGGGCGCAGGTACGGCTGACGCCCTCGGACAATATCCCGACCCATTTAATCCCACACAAAACTTGCCAAGCTTGCGTCAAAATATTGCGCAAGGCCAGTATCTCGACGCCGGCTTCCAGGGGCTTGGCCTGCTGGGCGATGCCGCTATGGCTGTGCCGGTTGTAGGCCCAGCCGCAGCCGGGGCATTGAAGGCGCCGCGCGCTGCACGCATTGCACGCATCGGCGACAACAACCCGCCCGGCCCGCCTCTGGTTAATTCTGGCGGTGATGTTGGCTCAGTAAATGAGCCGGCCGGAAGTTATGCAATGTATCGTGGCGCTGCGCCTGACCGCTCTGGTGGCTCATTTGAGCGATACACGCCCGCCCGTGGCGTACCCGCCGGCATGCAGCGCTTGCTTCGCGCCACTGAAGACCCAAACAGCCCGATTGTGCGACAGTTCGACGGCTATATTGAAAAGGGCATCGAGCTTGGTGGGCCAGACTGGTACAACACTGAGGAGCTGCGAGACTGGTTTGTGTCTCGCTTAGGCGAGGAGCGCGGCACCGCCGAATACACAGATTATATAAATCTGATTGGTGCGACATCCACAGGCGCTAAAGTGCCCCAAAATATCCGAATGGCTAGCATCTATCGCGCACTCGACGCTGACCAGCGGGTTGCGGTGGCAACTTTAGTTAATGAAAAGGGAGTGACGCCAGCCGCCGCCGTGAAACAGCTTGGTATTGATATACCAAACATGCCAGATAATTACGGATATGGTCACATAAAGCAGCGCAACATGGCTAGCAACGTGCTGAACCAAGAAAAAGGCAACTGGGCAAAAACACCACCGGAAGAATACAAAGGTGCGCAGCGCTCAGAATTTTTAAAAGCCAACCCAAAGGTTAAGGGGTTTGCTAATAGCTTGGTTGGCGATGTCGAGAACATCGCGGCTGACATCCACTTTATGCGCATGCTGGCAATGTCTGATGGCGGCGTAGATATGCTTAACGCCCAAGCCAAGCTGTCTAGCGAAAATCTTGATAAAATTCGTAAAGCTTACGGCAAGAAATCAACTGACAATTATATCAGCACCCGAAAAGTAAATGGCAAAGAAGTACGGGAGCTAAACTTAGCCAACATGGTTAATGATGGCATCATTACAGATACCAAACTTTTTCAAGACATACCGCAGGCTTGGCGCGACACGCCAAAGGCAAATGAGTATCAGGCGCTTGAGCAGATGGCTCAAAACGTGGCTGCCCGCTATGACATGACGCCGGCACAGTTCCAAGCCAGCTTGTGGATGGGCGCTGGCGAGATGACTAACCTCGCCGACGAAAGCCAAGGCACGGCTATGGAATTATTCCGGCGCACGCTGGACAACCGAGCCGACGAGCGCGGCATTAGTCGTGAGGATATGCTCAAGGACTTTATCGACAATAAGGGCTTGCTGGCTGTGCCGACCACGGCAGCCGGCGGCGCACTCACTTATGGCTTACTCCAAGACCCGCAGCAAGAGCAGCAGCCGGGCATTTTCTAAGGAAAGCAAAATGAGCGAAGAAGCAAAATCAATGGGCGACGCGCTAGGCGTCGTGACAACCGCAGGGGCCTTCATGGAATTTCTCCCGACAATATCGGCGCTGTTTACCGCCATCTGGTTTGGCATCCGCATCTATGAAACCGACACGGTTCAAGAGTTTCTGAAAAAGTTTCGCCCATGATTAAAAGCCTCGCACTCGCCATATCTCTTTCGCTCGTTGTCTCTGGGTGCGGCTACAGCCGCAACATCCCAAAAAGCTGGCGGCCGGAGACTGTCGAGGAGCAGGGTTTAAAGTGGGCGGTGAAGCTGTGCCACCAATTTGGCTATGTGGAGGAAAGCGAGGAGCGGCGCATTTGCGTAGCAAGACGCTATGACCAATATATTATGGAGCACAACTAATGCTTAAAGCACTACTGGGGCCTATCGCATCGCTCGCCGGTCAAGTTGTAGAAAAGCGCGCTGAGAAGTCGGCCGCCAAACACAAGCTCGACCTGGCTGTTATTGAGAACAAGGCGCGGCTGGCGCAATCAAAGCACGACGCCAACAGCGACTGGGAGATGGCGCAGTTGCAGGACAAAGACAAATTCCTGCGCTGGTTTTCTTACACCATGTTTACCGCGCCGATTGTTATTACTGTCATTGCGCCAGAATATGGGCGCCGCATTTTTGAAAACCTAGAATATGTCCCGGAGTGGATGGTGCAGGTGTTCATCGCAATGAACGGCGCGGTGTGGGGTCTGTCTTCACTCAAGAATGTCGCGCCGTCGGTGGTCGGCGCCATCCGAGGAAAAAAGTGAACATCAATTGGGAAGACCTAGCCTTTAAGCCGGCAGACTTTGCGTGCAAGTGCGGCCAATGCAATGGCGAGATGCGGATGAAGCCGGAGGTCGTCTTGGCGGTGCAAGAGCTAAAAGACGCCCTGCCCGACAGCTTTGACTTTGTCGTCTCATCAGCCCACCGCTGCGCGTCCCACCCTATTGAGGCCGCCAAGATAGCGGCCGGCAATAAGCCGGGCGCACACA